CGCCCCGACCACGTCGCGCTATCGCCGGCGCGATATGCAGGCCGAGGAGACCTAGTCGTTGCGCATCCTCGGTCTCGAGATCACTTGGCCGCAGGAAAAGCCAGCGGCGACGGACGCGATCAAGGCGGCCGATGGGTTGACCTATGCGCCGGACCATCAGGGCGGCAGCGGCGGTTGGACGGGCGCGGCAGGCTGGTCGTGGCCGGCGATCCGGGAAGCCTTCACCGGCGCCTGGCAGCGCGGTATCATCGCCCGGCCGGAGATGGTGGCGAGCTATCACGCGGTCTATGCCTGCGTCACTCTGATCGCCAACGACATCGGCAAATTGCGCATTAAGCTAGTCGAACAGGGCAGCAACGGCATCTGGTCCGAGGTGCAGAGCCCGTCATTCTCTCCCGTCCTGACCAAGCCGAACAAGTATCAGACCCGCGTCCAGTTCCTGGAGCAGTGGATCACCAGCAAGCTCTTGCACGGTAACGCCTATATCCTCAAGGAGCGCGACAACCGCGGCGTGGTGACCGACCTCTACGTGCTCAATCCAAGCCGGGTGAAGCCGCTCGTCGCGCCGGATTCGTCGATCTATTATCAACTCGGCGCCGACTGGCTGTCCGGGGTGCCCGAGGGGCTCGATCCGGTGCCCGGCTCCGCGATCATCCACGACAAGATGAACGCGCTGTTTCACCCACTGTCCGGCACCTCGCCGATTTTTGCCTGTGGGCTCAGCGCGGGACATGGCCTGAGCATCCAGCGCAACAGCGCCAACTTCTTCGCGAACGGCGCGCGACCCGGCGGCATGCTGACCGCGCCCGGGCGGATCAACGAGGACCAGGCCAAGCGGCTGAAAGCGCGCTGGCAGGAGCAATACAGCGGCGAGGCGACTGGCAGCGTGGCCATTATGGGTGACGGCCTGACCTACCAGCCGATGGTCATGACCGCGGTCGATGCGCAGTTGATCGACCAGCTCAAGATGACGTCGGAAACGATCTGCTCGGTATTCCATGTGCCGCCGTACATGCTGGGCCTGGCGGCGATGCCCTCGCAGGTCTCGGTCGAGGCGCTGAACCAGCAATACTACACGCAGTGCCTGCAGATCCTGATCGAATCACTTGAGCTTTGTCTCGATGAAGGTCTCGGCCTGGTCAATGTGTCCGGGCACAGTTACGGCGCCGAGCTTGACCTCGACGGCCTGCTGCGCATGGACGCGGCGGCGCAATACAAGACCTACGGCGACGGCATCCTGGCCGGCCTGCTCAAGCCCGACGAAGGCCGCGCGAAACTCGACTTGCCGCCAGTGCCGGGCGGCGATGCGGTCTATCTGCAGCAGCAGAACTACAGCCTGGAGGCACTGGCCAAGCGTGATGCCAAGGCCGACCCGTTTGGCACGAGCAAGCCCGCCGCGAGTGGCCCATCTGACGTCGCTGCATCGGAATCGGCGAATGACAATCAGGCCCAGGCGGACGCCGTCACGCGCAGCTGGAGGAGGGCGACCCGTGGATCATGATGCCGTCGCCGACGCGCTGGTCGCTGGCGCCAAAAGCTATATCGACGGTCAGCTTGCTGCGGTCCTGCAGCGGCTGGCGGTGCTCGAGGCGCGTGCCATCGCCGAACCCGTCAAGGCCGTCGGGATCGAAAGCGCGGTTCGCACCCTGACAGGCGAACTGGTGTTCGTCTTGAGCGACGGCAGAATGCTTAACATCGGCACCATAGCAGGCCCGCCAGGACCGCCGGCTGATCCCGAAGAGCTGGCTCGCGCCATCGCCGCCGAAGTCACGCGCGTGACACCCGAGCTGCTCAAAGCAGCGGTGACAGATGCGGTTGCGGCGATGCCGGCACCAGCCGATGGCCACACACCGAGCGACGATGAGCTGGCGCCGCTGGTCGCGCGCGCTGTCGAGACCGCACTGACCACCGTGCCGCCGGGGCCTGCCGGCAAGGATGCGGACCCGGAGGTAATCGCGGCCATGGTCGAGCGGGCGGTTGCGGCGATGCCGGCGCCGGCCGATGGTCATACACCGACCGAAGAGGATCTCGCGCCGCTGATTGCGCGCTGCGTCGAGGCCGCCGTGGCGGGCCTGCCTCCGCCGCCGGCTGGTAAGGATGCGGATCCGGCCATGATGGTGCGGCTGATCGAGGCCGAGGTCGCCTCTGCGATGGCGGCAATGCCGCGCCCGGCCGATGGCAAGAGCGTCACGATCGAGGAACTGCACCCGGTGATCGCGCAGGCGGTGGACGTCGCCGTGGCAGCCCGGCCGCCGCCGAAGGATGGCGTGGGACTGTGCGGGGCGCTGATCGATCGCGAGCAGCAGCTGGTGCTGACCTTGACGGACGGCTCGATCAAGCAGCTTGGCGTGGTGGTCGGCCAGGACGCCGATCCGGCCGTGACCGAAGCGATCTGCTTGCGGGAGGTGGCGAAGATCCCGCGCCCACGCGACGGCATCGACGGGCTGGGGTTCGATGACCTGCAGGTGCTGTATGACGGCGAGCGCACGCTGACGTTCCGCCTCAGCCGTGGCGAGCGGGTGGTGGACACAGTGTTCAGCATGCCGATCCCGCTTGACCGCGGCGTATGGCGCGCGGGCAGCTACGCCAAAGGCGACGGCGTGACCTGGGACGGTTCGTTCTTCATCGCGCAATGCGACACCACCGAGAAGCCACTGCTCCACACAGACTGGCGTCAGGCGGTCAAGGCCGGGCGGCCGGGCAAGCATACCGAAAGCGTCAAATACCTGCCCGCCACGGTCAAAGCCGAACATGCCGCGCCCTGACTGGTTTCTTGACTGGACCGACCAAGCGGTCGCGATCGTCGCGTCCGGCCCGTCGGCCAAAAAGGTAGCCTATGGCGCTTTGGAAGGGCGGATACCGCACACCATCGCCATCAAGGAAAACATCGAGCTCTGCCCGTGGGCCGACGTGGTCTACGGCTGTGACCCGGCATGGTGGCGCAATTGCTTCGGCTTGCCGGATTACAAAGGGCTGAAAGTCGCGCATCGATCGTCGTTCTCGACGGTGCAGCAGATCAAGATCGACACGACGCGGGATCAGCTGCTGACGGCTGAGCCGGGCGTGATCGGTTGCGGCGGGAACTCGGGATTTCAGGCAGTCAACTTGGCAATACAGTTCGGCGCGCGGCGCATTCTGCTGCTTGGCTTTGACGCCGCGGATACGCACGGGGTGCATTGGTATGGCCGGGCCAATGGCGACGGCCGCGCCAACCCGGGCGAATGGAATTTCAAGCGCTGGCGCAAGGCGTTTGATCATGCCGCCGTCCAGGCGCCAAGCCTCGGTGTCGAGATCCTCAACGCCTCGCCGCTGACCGCGCTCACTGGCTTCAAGCGGATTGGCCTTGAGGAGGCACTGGTCAAATGGGGCTTGTAAAGGCGTCTGTCTATATTGGTTTCGATCATCGCGAGACTGCCGCCTTCGCCGTGGCGCGCCACTCGGTCTGGCGGCGCCTGTCGCTGCAGATCCCCGTGCATGGGCTGGTGTTGGGCGATCTGCAAGCCGCCGGCCTGTATCGCCGGCCGATGGAACGCCGCACGATCGCCGACAGCCCAGTGATGTATGACGACCACACCGTGTGGTGGGATGTGCTGTCCGACGCGCCCATGAGCACCGAGCATGCCTGCGCACGCTTCTTGGTGCCGCATCTGGCGAAGACCGGCTGGGCGCTGTTCATGGACGGTGACATGCTGGCGCGTGCCAATCTGCTTCGGTTGTTCGATGAGCTCGATCCGAAATACGCCGTCTACTGCGTCCAGCACGACCACGCGCCGCAGCCTGGGGTGAAGATGGACGGGCAGATGCAAGTGCAATATGCCCGGAAGAACTGGTCCAGTTTCATGGTCTGGAATTGCGCCCATCCAGCCAATGCTGCGCTGACTGTTGACCTCGTGAACACTCTGCCCGGGCGCGATTTGCACCGTTTTTCGTGGCTCGATGACAGCTTGATCGGCGCGCTCGATCCGGCCTGGAACTATCTGGTCGGCCACACCGACCCCTTCGTTGTGCCAAAGGTGGTGCATTTCACATCAGGAACCCCGGATATGCCGGGCTACGAATCCTGCGAGTACGCCGAAGAATGGCGCGCCGAATATCGTCGCTGGGCGCTCGGCTAAGTGGGACTGGGTGATCAGCTCCTTGGCTCAGGCCTCGCCCGCGGCG